TCCGAAACAACCGGCTGTTCGTCAACAGCGGCGACAGGAGTTTCCGCATTGACGAGCGGCGGCTCCACCTGCGGCAACATCGGAGGAACGATTTCAACCGGAGGCGATGAAGGCTGCGCCGCCCACGGCAGCGGAGGAGCGATGACCGGCGGGTTGATCTGGTTCTCGATCTGCGCGGAGACGTTGGCTTCGATGGCAGTTTGATTGACTCCAGAAGCAAAGCACCAGTTCAAGACTTGCGCTTCGGTCAGATCGGGATATGGCGTGAACGAATCAGTGGGCGGAAAGAACGAGCAGGAGCCGTAGCAAGTGCCGCTGAACGATTCCTGCGAGCCGTTGCATCGCCAGTCGGCGGTGATTACAACGTCCGTGAGAGTGCCTTCGACGGGTTTGCAGAGCAGGCGTTCGATGATCCAAGAGAGGGTAATCATGGTGGTATGGATTAGGCGTTGGCGATGGTGGTGACGGTGCCGGAAGAGCCACGGTATTTCAGCGCACCGGCTTCGACGTAGAGTTGACCGCCAGTGACGTTTGCAGTCGGAGCGGTTCCGTTGGCAATCTGAATGGTCTTCGCAGCGGTGGTTCCGGCGGTGGCAAGACCCACCAGCAAATTGCCCGACGCATCCAGCGTCATGGCTTGGTCGAAAGTTATGGTTCCATCAGCGGCTGGAGTTACGTTGGTGCTTCTAAACCACTTGTGCGCTCCATTGTCCTGATCATAACGAGCAGCAGGAGCAGCGGTTTTGAAAATAAAATTTGTACCGTTGTAGTACGAGTTCGCTGTTCCAACGGTTCCAATGTAACCAGCGAATGAAATCACAGAACCATTTGCAAACTCCAATGCTTTAGTTCCAGAACCCCACGCACTCGGCGTAACGGATATGCCCACGTTGCCGGAGCCATCAATCGTGAAAACCGTAGAACCAGTCGGAGCAAGAACTCGCAGCGATTGCGCTCCGCCAGTTAGCGAGTAGATGTAAGGTCCGGTTGAATCAATAGCATACCGGCAGCTATTGGTTCCATTTGTCATTCCAGCGATACAGCTTCCTGAAGAAGTTGCCAGATTTAGCTTATTCGTCGGACTAACCCCCACGCCCAGCCCCGTGGCATTCAGCGTCATGGCGGTGGAGCTTGCTATGCCAAACCCAAGCGTGTTGTCTGCGGATCTAAAAATCGAGCAGTCACCAGCAGGGGCGGAGATGTTTGATCGCCCCAACCAAGCATTGGCCGAAATGTTGCCAGCAACAGTCAGCTTTTCATTGCTCAGACTAGTGGTTCCGATTCCAACCTTGTCAGCACTGCTTGAGACGTAAAGGGTGTTGGTATCCACCGTCAGATCGCCGGTGATGGTGGCGGAGGCGAGGGTGGCGGTGGGAGAACACGCCAGCAGGTTGTTCAGCGTGACCTTCTTGGTCGTTCCGCTTGCAGCCATTGACGTATCGGAAACGTCAACAATGACCAACGGATCGTTTGCCGGATCGGTTCCGGTTCCAGTGCTGGCAAGTGCTGTAATCTTTGAGTCTGGCATAATGTGAAAGCGTTAGTCGGTAATGAGTGAGAAAATCAGTTTGGAAGTCCCGTCTTCTTGTAAGACGAGAAACTCGTCCTCTTGCAGCATATTGCGCGCTGCGGGAGGGTACGGATCAATCGCTGAATCCCCTTCAGCGGCCAGATCCAATGACAGGTCCAATGTCATTAAGCGCGAGCGAGATATGCAACAGCTTTGCCGGAAGCGAGTTGAAAGCTGGTGATACGTCCACGAATAATAAATCCAGCGGGGAACGTGATACCAGTCCAAGTGCCAGAGAATCCAAGACCAGCAATGCTAGTCAGAGTCCCGCTCTCGGCAAACTGGATTGCAGTATAGCCAGCAGAATTGAGTGCGGTTGTGGTGATAGGGACTGCTCCCTGAAAACCCATCGAATCCTGCGTTGCAATATCGGTTTGAACTCCAGCCATTTTGTCTTTCGGTTAGAGGGGAGGTCACCGGAACTTTCCAGCAACCTCCCCAATTTTAACGGTTAACCTTTACGAACTTTCGGTGCTAAGGCTCCCTGTACCCACAGTACGAGCTTGCCTCCTTCTGGGACATTCGCAGTGTTGAAATTGTCGCGCTGGAGAGACGCGTCGACTTCGGGACCAGCCAGCAATTTTGTTTTGCCGTTCTTGTCCACCGAGATGGTAGTTGCGAGACGCATATCCTTAAGGATTAAGCGGTGATCAGAACTTCAGCTTGCGTAGTGTCCGCAGCGGCAGCACCGAACATGATGTCGTAAGACGCCATATGAGCGCGGGAAGCGCGGCTATACCACACAGAGAGCAACACAGACAGACCGTTGCTCAACTCAACAGTGCGCTGCTCAACGAACTCGCCAGCGATCATTCCAACCGGCAGACCGCTCGCAACCGCAATAGCGTCCTGACCGCAAACGAAACCAGCGGTGTTAGCAACGGCTCCGGTCCAATCATTCTGCTCCAAGATGTTCGCGAATCCGAAATATCCGTTGTTCAACGGACCATAGCGCGAATCAGGGAACGGATTGGTTCCAGCGGCAGCAGTCAACTGACCGGAGAACATCAAACGAGCCATATGGCTACCGTCCAGCAACAGCAGCTTCTGTCGGTAGTTCTTAGCCAGAGCCAAGATCGCAGGGAGATCGCTGGTATCGAAATTAGCGGCAGTACCGATGGTTGTCGCAGTACCATAATTACCAGCAGTCATCACAGCGGTGATCTTCTTGCTAATAGCAAGAGCGAAGATCTCAGCCGAACCCTGAGCGAGATCAGCAAGCTGGAAACCCTGATTAAGCTCTTGCTGCGTGACCGTAAAGGTCTTGGTGATCTGGTTAACAGTCACCGAGGTAGCAGCCAGAGTGGACTCGTTGTTGGAGTTGTTCTCGAAGTCGGTCAGGTTGTCCTGAGCGTCATCACCACCAGTGAATTTCTTGACCTGAACGGTAGCGCGGGGACGCAAGTTATCGAGACCAACGTTGCGCGTGAAATTGGCAACCATAGCCAACTTAGCAGTCGCAACAGTGATAACCGAGTCAGCGAGATAATCGACAACTAGACCAGCAGCGAAAGTGTTCGCGTTCTGGGGAGCGATCAAGCGGGACTGACGCAACAGTTCGCTGTGATTCTGAATCAAGAAACCTTTACGCTCAGCACCAGCGCGGAGGCTCTTATGCTTCTCCAGCAGCGGGTTGCCGAGGTTCTCAATCACGGGACGCACCGGCTCAGGAGCAGGAGCGGCGGCAGGGGACTTCATGGAAGCTTCCAGAGCGGAGAGCTTAGCCATAATGGTAGCAAGATCGACGGAAGCAGCAGGAGCCGCAGCCGCCACAGGAGTAGTGTCAGACATGGTTGTGTCGGTGTTGTTGTTGTGTGGTTGCGGCGTGTTGGTCACGCCATTCTCGCTGACAGCGTTGTTGCTATCGGCAGAAATCTTGTCGTCTGGGGATTCATCTTCCTCCAGTTCTTCACGCTCTAATTGAGCGTACAGAGCGCGGAACCAATCGCGTCCAGCAGCACCTCCCCAGAGATTTGCTGCAACATCAGCAGGAGTGTTGGGTTCAGCCTCAAGAAAGCGTTCATTGCGACCCCACCAAGCGTTAGCCTTCTCAACTTTATCTTCGGTGGGGATTTCTCCAGCAACGAGAGACTCAGCCTCAAGAACGGTCTGCTTCTCAAGACCATCACCAGCCAAACCTTCAGCGTATTGCTCAAGACCTTTGCGGAGGTTGTTCTTGACCGTCTCGGGAGCGGTCTTGGTAACAGCGCGGGGATGCCATTTAGCAGCCATCGCAAGCTGTTTGATCGGCTTGTCTACCAAGCCAAACTGAATCGCTTCAGCGGTGGTAAACCAAGTCTCCGCCTTCATTGCAGCGCGGATGGACTCTGGAGAGCGTCCCGTCTTTTTAGCGTACACTCCAACCAGCACTTCAGCGTGTTGATCCAGAGCGTCAGCCATCTTCCGCATATCCTCGGAAGTACCAGAAGCCATTCCAGACGGATCGTGGATCATCATTAGAGCGGCATCAGCCATCTCAACCTTATCTCCAGCAAGAGCAATGATCGAAGCAATAGAAGCCGCAATACCAACAACCCGAGTGGTCACAGGAGCTTTGCGACCGCGCAACTGGTTGTAGATACTCAGACCATCCCAGACATTACCACCGGGAGAGTTAATCTCCACCAAGAGCGGACCATTGCCAACTTCAGCAAGAACGTCAGAGAATTGCTTACCGGATAGACCGTTACCACCAAACCAATCTTCGCCAATCTGGTCAAAGATCTGAATGGTTGCAGTCTCACCAGCGGAAGCCGCAGGAGCGAAATAAAGCCAATCTGATTTCTTAGTGAAGCTCATTTTGTTTTCTTGGCTCGCGGCTTACGTTGCTTTTTGACTGAAGCGGTCACTTCGGTTTGTTCTACAACAAGCGGTTGCGATCCACCTTCTGACGGAGCAACTGGAGACGGAGATTCAGAAGAATCATCTTCAATGTCAATAGCCGGTGCAGCACTAGCCGCAGGACGTTCTTTCTGAATCACCGAAATCTCAGATACATCAACTCCGTATTTGTCAGCGAGTTGACGCACAAACAAAGCTTGCTGTGCTTTTGCTTCTAAAGCAGAACGCCAGTCGAGTCCCCGCGCACCGTAAACCTCATCATAAGTCAGAATGCCAGCCTCCAACTCAGCCAACTGAGCAGCGGAATTACGGCCAACATCAACATTTGGGGAGCGCGGAGCGGTAATCGCTACCTCGTACCAATCAGACGGAGCATCATTGAGAGCGGGATCGCTCTTGATAGCGTACTCCATGACATATTCATAAATACGTCGAGCCGCCGAAGACATCACTTGATGCCGAGACTTAAACCACACAGCAGACATATCTAGCGCACCGCGATAGACAGTCCCCTGCATGGACTCGGGATAAACAAGAACGTAAGGAATACCAACACCAGCGCATACCTTTTCGGTTAGCTGACGCCAGTACTCCCGCATATTTACACCGGGACGCTCCGTTGCGAACTGTTCAAATGAATCACCGTTCTTGAGTATTTTAACAGATGAGCCAAAAACCTGTTCGTAATAGTTCTCAGCGGTGTTCTGAGTGGTTGAAGCAGTGCCAGCGCGGAGGTTGCTGGCTTGGACTTCACCACTAACAGTCTTGACGATCTGAGCGACAGAAGCCCCAAGTTTGCAAGCTTCCATCTCCAGCTTCTGCAAGTCATCGAGATCGTGGAGATCATTGATAACCGCAGAGACAAACGGAAGACCTCTAAGCTGACCGGGACGATTCGGCTCGTAAATGTGAACCACCGAGTCAGAACCAATCGAACGAACGTCAGTCAGATTACCCTGAGTCTTCTCTGATCCGATAAAATACGAGATTGCGCGTCCAGTCTTAGGATCAAACCGGATACCGTCAAAAACGGTTAAATCAGACTCCATACCGACAGGAGTCGCAATCGACTGAGCTTCGATAAGCTGCAATCTCGGCTTTCCGCTCTCGCCTTTGGTCAGAAGGATAAAGCTTTCACCGTCGAAGAACCAACCGCGAGCCGCTTGGCTCATTAGCGTTGCGAAAGACTGACGCGAACCAATATCGGGATAACGGCTCCAAACATCGAACCACTTCTTGGCTTTGAGGTTCCAAGCTGGATCACTAGAAGCAGGTTGAACCGAGAAGCTTGATCCAACGGTGTACGACTCAAACAGATCCCCAAGCCTATTCAGAACAGCGTTGTTCTGCTCAAAGAAACGGGACTTACGGACAATCGCTTGACGGGTTGAACTCGTTACATCAAATCGAGCGGAAGTGTAAGACGTATCGAGATACGAACGACGCAACGACTGACCGGCTCCCTCGTATTTGTTAACGGGAGCGGGAAACAGCTTATTAGCAATGGTTTGAAGGATTCCCATTAGCTCATTCGGGTTGTGGCTTCACGACGAAACTGCGTGAAATCACCGTAATAGCGAGTGACTGCAACCAGAATGGTCCCAAGCATCTTGTTATAGATCTGGAGGTCTGACGGATTAGCGATGCCGTCTCCAGCCAATAGGGTCACGGCGAGATCGTAGTCTGAGAGCAGTGATTCCCACATTTCCAACATTTCACCAGCGGAAGCGGAACCTTTACCGGGTTCAGCGAACTCAACGGAAACGTCAGAACTAGAAGTTGAGCGGACAACTTGACCGGACTCTATAGCGTTTGCGGCAACCGTTAGCTTTGCCGTCAAAGCTTCCAACAATGTCAAAGCAGCTTTGCTTGCGTAGGTGGTACGCAAATAACTCCGCTTAGTTGCTACGGTGTAGGTCAACACTTGGGCGGACTATTCACAGACCAACTGTGAAGTCAACTACTAGAATTTTCTGAATTAGTAGACGCGAGATCGTTCCACAACATCACCATCGCCAATTGCATCAATTCACAGTCATGCAAATGATCGGGCCAACGAGTGTTTCTCTTAAACCACAGATGTTTGATTCGTCCCGCTCTGTTAGCCGTTGGCTTTAGAACGTGAGAATCTAAGTGCTTCCAGTATGTATCAGAATCAGCCGCAAATGCCCCATCAGCCTCTAGTGGTGCGGGTAGGCTGCAAACGGTCCATTGGTGATTCTCGGACCCTTTACGGAGCCGCTGAAGCACTTCCCGCATATGCTCAGTATCGAAGACCAGAAGAGGCTGGACCGCATCAGTCCGCATCGACGTTGAAGTGGTAATCCCAAATGGATGGATTGCGCCAGTCTTGCTGGTAAATCGCGCTCCGGTTTCTCGGCCTTTCATTGGCGTCCAGCCAATCAACATCGGCTTTCTCAACCCTCCTTCTGGTGGATACCGGAGACCGCAGGGATATGTGATTGGATTGACGCTGCTTTGTGAGAACTCAGCACAAGCATCATAAACGGCTTGTGTGTTAAAACCGGAGTCAATCCCAACGTCCATGTCATGCACGTTGTATTGAAGTTGGACCCGTCGAAGTGCAGCGAAATCGTCTGCGTGACCGGCGGCAACAAGACGCGAATTCCCTTTGCTCCACTCTCGGCAAACCCACCAGACAAACGGAGCAGCGGCTTGTACGTCAGCGGTCAAATAGCGTCTTGCTTCAGGAAGTCCAGCATCAGACACGATCTCCACTCGCTCCTGTTGTGACTCTTGGTTTTCCCACGGTTCCGACAACATTCCGTTGATGAAACCCTGCAACCCCATCATTGAGCTTTTGGCTTCCAAGAACGAGACCGCCAAGTGTCCCCAAGTGCATTTCCGATCCGGTGAATAGAGGCTCGACAAATGGTAAGACCTAACGCTCGGTAGGCTCGCTTGATTCTCTGGAATCCACTTTCCATGGCGCAACGCTGCCACCTTATGGGAATCCGAGATCTTACCCTGACAAAGCTGGCAAACGTAGTGCGCTGACGACCGGATGCGCTGCCAGTCTGGTTTTCCGTCTTCGGTCTTCGCGTTGTCCCAAGTGACTTGCTTCCATTCCAACTTGATGTACTCGGAGCAATGCGGACAAGGGATGTAGTATCTCCGCTGGTCCCCTCTAAGGTAACGCTGCCAGATTCTGCCTTCGGAGGTTGTCGGAGTGCTGGTGAAGAAAGCTTTGGAGCTTGAGAATGCTTTGAGCCGCTGTTCTGCGAGGTCCAGCGCATCAGCTTCTTTCGCTGTAGCTTCAGCGAATTTGTCCACTTCATCCGCAACCAAGATGCGAACAGGTCTGGACGCTAGATTTGCCGGTGAATTAGACCCAACAAAGGTCAAAGTGCAGCGATCAAATTGCTGCTCTAGATTGGTCATCTGGTCTGCATCAGAAGGAAACCGCGCAACCAATGCGGGACAATCCTCCAGAAGCGGCATCCAGCGGGATTTGCTGAACGAGCGAGCCAGATTCTCGGATGGCATCAGCCACAGCGCGGGACTCGGTTCTGTGTCGATAGCCCAAGCCAATCCAGCCATTAGGGTTGTCGTCTTGCTGGTCTGGGAACCCCAACAGAGCGTGACCTCAGAGACTGACGGATCTTTCCAGCATTCAAGAGGTTCTCGGCAATATGGTCTGACAGCCGTGGAGAATGGACCGGGGTGTTCAGTCTGTCGTTGAGTAAGCGTCAGATTTGACTCGCTCCATTCCACCACAGTCTGCCGTGGAGACGGACGGTAGATCTGACGACGGAACTCTAAGATTTCACGCTGTAGATCAAGCATCAGAACAACTCCGTATTCAATTCTTTGATCCGGTGCTTTCGGGCTTCACTCATGTTCAAGAACGCCATGCGTTCGTTCACTCCATCCATCAACTTGTCCCGCAACTGCACGTTGCAACCCCAAGTTGCGTTCTCGTTGAAGATTTCAACCATCAGCACCAGACCGTCAGGCTCCAAGTGCAGGATTCCCCAGAACGGAATCTTGCAATGCTTTGTAATCTCAAGCGCGGCATGAAGCTTACTCCATGAAATCATCCATTGGTTGCCGTAGGTTGACTCCAGCTTTGCGAGTCCGTAATTCCGAGATTTCACCTCATAGCTTCCGGTAATTACGCCAGAGTTTTCGTTCCAGATGAACCCGTCAATGCGCGACGGCCTATCGTCTGCGATTGGCAAAAACCGGAGAACCGTGTCACGCTCAATGGCTCGCAGCGCGATCTTGTTCTGACGGAGTGCTTCTAGCCCTCTCGGCTTCTGGCAATTCAGGATTTCCACGGGTCAGTCTGGTGTAAGGTTTTCAAGCAAACGTCTTGGACCCAACGCTCTAGCTCACGCTCAGCGTGTTCTGGGTCATGCGGTGCAATTCGTCCAGCCAACTGCTTAGGCATCGACTTCAGCAATTGAGCAACCGCTCCATCATGGTCTAGCATCGCTTTCTTAACCCAATCACCAGAGACCAGCTTGCGCTCACGCTCTGCGAGATCCAGAACGTCTTGCTTTGAGTTAATGAGGTTTTTTGCAGCGGTTGAATGAACCGAAACCATACGGCCAGCATCCAGAGATCGCGCTCTGAGAGACTCGACGGCTAGACCATAAGCTGCACGTTCAATCTCCTTCTGTCTCTCATAAGCCCCCTGCGGAGTGTCATTCGCTACTTGTGAGCGGTCTACCTTCTCTTCGGCTTCCGGTGGTCGATAGGGTCCGTCTATTGGTTCAGAGCGGATATGGCTCGCTTCAATAGCAGCCTTTCTCCTTTGCGCTCTAGACCCACGCCAAGCGTCAGCGGCTTCCGCTGAGTCCAAAGGCATTCCCTTTGAAACCAACTGAGAGACTCGACCTTTGGTTAGACCGGAATGTTTGACGTACTCGCTCTGTGTCATCGCAGACTTTCGGGAAGATCTTCAGATTTCGCTTTGAGCAGGTCAGCCAACCCTTTGCAGATTGTGCGCTGCTCTGGGTCTTTTGGATTCGGCTGGTAGTAACCCGCAATCTGCTCAGCCGTAGAACGTCCAGCGCGGATCTGAGCGAGATGCCAACGCAGTGTGTGATGCCCAAAATTAAGCATGACGTATTGTGCAGCGTTTGTCATTAGTGGTGCGTTTATAATACAATAGCGAGTTTGATCGCGGAAGATGATCGGTCCCGCGCGATCACC